AGGATCTTATGCGGCAAGCCAGACGCATAACGATGTGAGGGAAGATGTTCTCAAAGCCGATGCGGATCTGTTGTGTGAATGTTTAAACGATACCCTGGTGAAATGGATCGTGGATTACAACTTTCCAGATGTTTCGGACTATCCGAAATTATGGGTCAGGACAAAGGAAGAGGGAGATCTGAAGCCTCTGGCTGAACGGGATGAGATATTGACCAGAATTGGTGTGCCCATCTCGAAACAATATTTTTATGAAACCTACAATATCCCGGAACCCGAAGAGGGGGAGGAGGTTGTAGTGGCCAGGTATCAGGCAGCAGATACCCAATATCCAGTACCCAATACGGGCAGGGAGTTTGCGGAAGCGGCAGACCCGTCTCCGGCGGATACGCTGGATGCCCTATCAGAAAAAACGCTGGAAAGCGCATCCATTGACGACCTTATGGCGCCGGTTGAAAAGCTGCTGTCTTCGGTCAGTTCCATAGAGGAATTCCGAGACCGATTGCTGGAACTATATGGAGACATGGACACATCCTCTTTGGGGGATCTCATGCAAAAGGCCTTTACTTTGGCCGATTTATCCGGGAGATTTGATGCCAAAGAGCGCTGACTATATGAATTTGCCATTTGATGAGGCGATTGAGTTTTTCAAACAAAAGGTCAATCTCCCCACCCGCACATGGAAGGATCTCTGGCAGGGGCAGCACACTAGGGCGTTTGTCTCTGCCGGCGCCATGAAAGACGAGTTGCTCACAGAGTTGCATACTGCGGTGGATAAAGCCATTTCGCAGGGGACAACCCTCGGTGAGTTCCGGAAGGATTTTGACAATATTGTCACCCGCCACGGCTGGCAATACAAGGGCGGTAAGGGCTGGCGCAGTGCGGTGATTTTCAACACCAACTTAAGCACGGCCTATTCCGCCGGGCATTATGCTCAGATGACGGACCCGGATGTATTAAAAGCCCGGCCATACTGGCGGTATGTGGCATCCACATCCAGGAACCGCAGGCCGGAGCATATGCAGTGGTACAACATGGTTCTGTCTGCCGATGATCCCTGGTGGAAAACCCACTATCCGCCCAATGGCTGGGGCTGTAAATGCGGCGTGGTCAGTCATAGCGCACGGGAAGTGGAACGGCTCAAAAAAGAAGAATCCGGCGGTGAATTTCCCATAAAAGAAACAGCGCCCAAAAACAAATACTACCGGTGGACAGACAAAGCCACCGGCAAAGCGTACCGCATTCCCGAAGGAATCAATCCGGGATGGGATTACAATGTAGGAGAAGCGGCATGGGGGAAAAAACTTTCCGAAGAAGTAATGGAAGCCTGGCGCTTCCAGGGAGCAAAATCCTGGGAACGGCTATCTTCCGGAAACTGGCAGAGCGCCGGCCGCCCGGAAATGATACCAGCCGATCCGGCAGTAAATAAGCCCGGGAAAAAACTCAATTCAACGGAATCCATTGCCTCTTCCCTTAAAGAGATATTGGGCGGAGAAGAAAAGGTCTTTTCGTTTTACGATAAAAAATTCAGGCATGATATCCTGGTCAATGCGGAGTCGCTGTCCCAACATATTCCGGCTGAACGCACCCCGTTTTTACCCCTGATAGCCGAAGCCCTGGAAAACCCGTATGAAATCTGGATGGCATTTGAAAAACACAAAGGCACCGGCAAGGTTGAATTAAGACAGCGCATTATCAAAGCCGTAGAACTGGAAAAAGAAAGAGGATTGCTGCTTGTGGCGCAGGCCCGTAAAGGAATGTTGGAAGCGTGGACCATGCTGCCGACAACCAACTTTAAATATTTAAATGCACAGCGGGAAGGCAAATTAATCTATAAAAGATAAAACCTCAGGTTCCGCAGCAACCTGGGCGCCCGGAATGGATCATAGAGGCCGCGGCCCGATCCAAACCTGCATAGAGGGAATTATAAGTAAATACAAAGGAAAAGTCAAAGGATAAAAATTTACCACGGAAATCCACGGAGTTTTCACTGAAAAAATATCTGTGATTTTTTCCGTGTGAATCCGTGGTGAAAAGGTGACAAAAGTGTCAGGAGCCGTAATAACCGTTAAGATCGATGACAGTGAGTTAAAAGCTTTGCTGTCGCATCTTCAGGGCGGCCTGGAAGATCTGACACCTGCAATGAAAACTATCGGCCAAGTTGTACGGACATCGGTGATACGGAATTTCGAAAAAGGGGGAAGGCCGCGCTGGGCAGTGTCCCAACGGGTAAAAAATGACGGTGGGGTAACCCTTTCCGAATCGCATCGCCTGAGAAACAGCATCAATGTCCAGGCAAACAAAAGCAGCGTCGCCGTTGGCACCAACGTGGCCTATGCCGCCGTGCATCAATTCGGCGCTGAAAAGGGCAGCTTTGGTGTAGTTACCGCACTGGTTAAGGAGCACATACGGAATACCAAATCCGGAAAGCCGTCGAAAGTACGGTCTCACTCCCGGCAGGCAAAACTCCCCTGGGGAGATATACCTGCAAGGCCATTTTTGATGGTGCAGGATGAGGACTGGAAAGAGATCGGCGAAGCGATAAAGGATCATTTGTTAGGTAACCGCGAATGAACGCGAATGAACGCAAATTAGGAAAAACCATTGGCGTATATTAGCGTGTATTTGCGGTTAGATACGGGAGAACTAGGGTGTATTTTATGCACCAAAAGGAGGGAAGGAATATGGATTTTAAAGGATTTGGAGACTGGATCGAGATTTTTCGAGGCGGAAAACAGACAGACAGTGAGGGCCGAATCCATGATGGCGATTTGCTGATTGACCGCGCCATCTCCACCTTCAACCTAAAACACCATGAGCCGCCCGTGGTGGTAGGCCACCCAAAAGAAAACGCGCCCGCCTTCGGATGGGTCGAAAATCTCAAGGAGGCGGTCGTTGACGGTGCAAAAGTCTTGTATGCGAAATTCAGGCAGGTGGTCCCGGAATTCGAGGACCTGGTGAAAAATGGCATGTACAAAAAGAGATCTGCCTCGTTTTATCCGGACGGCCGTTTGCGGCATGTGGGATTTCTGGGCGCTACGCCCCCTGCCATAAAAGGCCTGGCTGATATCGGCTTTGATGAGAAAGAAGAGAATTTTTATTTTTACGAGGAAGGTCTTAGCGCCATCGCCCGGATGTTCCGGAAGCTGCGAGATTATCTGATCGAAAAAGAAGGAACGGAAAAAGCAGACGCCATCATCCCGGACTGGGATGTAACGTATATAGGCGAAGTGGCTAACCGGCCAACCGAAACAACCGGCGTTGAGGCAATTAATGGAAATTTCAAATCTCAAATCTCAAATTTGAAATTTTCCGTTGCCGAGCGCCAAAACAAAAGCAAGGAGGGTAAAGATATGACTTTCAAGGAAAAACTCACAGCGTTTTTCAGCGAACTAATCGGAAAAATGCCGGATGACGGGCCGGGTGAAAATTTCAAATCTCAAAGTTCAGATTTGAAATTTTCGGAGGCAGATATCGAGTCCGCAAAAAAACAGGCAGCCGAAGAAGCCGCCAAAAAGGAGCGGGAAAAGGTAACGGCGGAATTTGCTGAATCCCAGCGCCTTGCACGCCAGGATGCGCGTAAAAAAGAGATATCGGCATGGTGTGATACTCAGGTCAAGGCAGGCAAAATGACCCCTGCCATGATCAAATACGGCGTACCTGAAATGCTTTCCGCATTTGCGGAGAAAGAAGACGTCATCGAGTTCGGCGAAACGAAAGAAAAGGCCACCCTGTTTGACCGGTTCAAGGGGTTGTTTGAAACCGTGCTGCCGAAGGTGATCGAATTTAGGGAAGTGGCGACTCGCGACGGGGCGGCGGCCGCCGGCAATGCGACCGTAAAGATCGAAGCACTGATCACGGCAAAACGGAAAGAGAATAAGGATCTCGGATATTCTGCAGCCTTTACCGAAGTTCAGCGGGAGCATCCGGATTTGGCGAAGGAGTATCAACAGGAAATAATGGCTTAAACTGCTCAAGACGGTTCAGGCGGTTCAAGCGATTCAAACGGCTAAAGTAAGGAGAAAATGAAATGGCAACGGAAAACAAAGTTTTAGATGTATCATTCCCGGCGGATGAAGATCTGAGCAACGACCAGTATCGGATTGTTGTGTTGGACGCCACATCCGAAAAGGTGCGGAGGCCTAATGCGGTAACAGACATTCCGCTTGGCGTGCTGCAGAACGCTCCGGACGCAGCAGACAAAGCAGCAGTAGTACGACCCATCGGTTGTGGCGGGATTTCCAAGATTCAACTTGGTGCAACACTAGGCGTCGGCGCTATTGTGGGAATGGAATATGTTAGCGCCAGCGATGCAGGCAAGGCTCAGGCGGCGGTGGCAACACAGTATCCCGTTGGGCCGCTGCTTCAGGGCGGGGTTGAGGACGATTTGGGGACATGTCTTTTAACTCCACTAACAGTCAAAGCGTAAAAAAGTGAACAAGACTGAAGGCTGAAGACCCCAGTTAAACAAAAGAAAAAGCTGGTTTAACGGGGCAGGCTGAAGGAAGTAAAAAGGGAAACGAGAAAATAATCAATTTTCAATTTTAAAAGCAGGGAGGATATAGAAAATGCCCCAACCGAATGTAAGAGAATCTATCGTAGCCGGTCCGCTGCAAAATGTCAG